CGGCTGAACCGGCAGCGCCTGGAGCCGTTCATCAGGGAGACGCCGCCGATCGCTGAGCGGATCCCGCCACCGAGGGCCCGGGACAGCGGGAACACGGCATTCCTGAAGCTGTTCCCCGGCGGCATGTTCGTCCTGACCGGGGCGAACAGTGCCAGCGCTGCGCAGTCAATGCCAGCCGCCAACCTGTTCGCCGATGAGGTCTCCAGCTACCCGCTGAAGCTGGACGACAAGGGCGACCCGCTGGAGAACTTCGAGGCCCGAACCGCCAATTTCCCCAGAGGAAAGACGCTGATCACCAGCACGCCGGGCGAGGCCAAGGCCTGCCGGGTGACCAAAGAGTTTGAGACCAGATCCGACCGCCGGCGGTTCCATGTGCCGTGCCCGGCGTGCGCCGTTGCACAGGTGCTGGTATGGCCGCAGTTCAAGTGGGACCGGCCGGAGGGTGAGGTGACCTACGAATGCGCGCACTGCGCGGAGCGATTCGAGGAACGGCACAAGAGCCGGATGCTGCCGTCTGGGGTGTGGGTACCAACGGCGGCAGGCGATGGCATCACGGCTGGGTTTCACCTGCCCGGGTGGTATGCGCCGCTGGGGTGGATCAGCTGGGGCGAGATCCGCGACCAGTTCATCAGGGCCAAGACTGATGCGGAGCTCCTTAAAGGCTGGGTCAACAAGCGAGCCGCCGAGGCCTGGCGCGACGAGATCGAAAACGCGTTCAACGTGGAGGGCCTCGCCAAGCGGCGCCAGGACCTCGAGGCCGGGAATGGGTACCCGGTCGGAGTGGTGCCGGACGGGGTGGTGCTGATCACCGGCGGCGTTGATGTCCAGGGCGGCGGCGGCTCCGTTGGTGAGCGTCTGGTGGTAACCCTGTGGGGATGGGGCCGCGGCGAAGAAGGTTGGCACCTGGGGCACTGGGAGATCCATGGCGACCCGCAGCAGGATGAGGTCTGGCAGCAGCTCGACAACATCGCCGCCACCAGCTGGAAGCGCGCCGATGGGCGCCAACTGAAGATGGCGATGGGCGGCATTGACGACGGCGGCCATGCGCCTCATTCCGTGCGGAACTTCTGCAGGAGCAGGCCGGCCCAGTGGGTGCCGATGAAAGGCAGCGGCACCAAGGGCCGGCCGATCATCGGCAAGGGCTCGGCTGTGGATGTGAGCAGCAAGAACAAGGTGGTCACGAAGCGGGCTCTGCTGTTGTATTCGATCGGCACGGATGCGAGCATCACGCACCTGCAAGGCCGGATCCGTAATGAGCAACCGGGCCCCGGATACCTGCACCTGGGGCAGTGCAGCTCTGATCAGTTCCTGGCTGAGCTGTTCCCGTGGAAGCGGCGGGCCCGTGCGGTGAAGGGATTCACGCAGTACGAGTGGACCCTCCCCCCTGGCGCCCACGATGAAGGAGGCGACTGCACGCGCATGGCCTACGCCGCCCAGCAGCTGGTCGCCCGCAGGTACAACCGCGCAACGATGTGGGATCAGCTGGAGGCGCAGCTCACCAAGCCAGCCGCCACCTCCCAGCGGCAGGCCAAGGCAGAGTGGCCAGCGGCGCCTTCGTTCCTGACGAATTGGTGAGTCGGGCTCCCTAGCCTGACCCATGACAATCCCCGCCACTATTCGAGCCGGCGACACGGTGACGTGGAGAGACGGCGCCACCGTTGACGGGCTTGGCAATGGAATCAGCTCCAGCAACTGGACGCTGATTACCTACCTGCGCAGCGCAACCGCTGGCGCCGGGCTGACGGTGGCCGCCACCGCCTACGGACAGGGCTGGGAGTCAACAATCAGCGCGGCGGCGTCAGCAGGGCTGGCAGTTGGTGAATGGAGCTGGGGCGCTAGGGCTACCAATGGCGCGCAGGCAATCACGATCGGCAGCGGCAGCCTCACGATCCTGGCGGCGCTGAACTATGCCGGCGCACCTGGCGCGCTGGATGGCCGCAGCCAGGCCCGCCAGGACCTCGATGCAGTGCAGGCCGCCATCCGCGCGCTGATCAGCGGCGGTGCCGTTCGCCGGTACATGATCGGCGGCCGGCAGCTGGAGAAGTACACCCTTGCCGAGCTGATTGAACGCGAAAACCACTTAAAGGCCGAGGTGGCCAGGGAATTGGCAGCGGAGCGGATAGCCAATGGCCTGGGCGACCCCCGCAACCTGTTTGTGAGGTTCACCTAATGGCGTTCGGACTGGGATTCTCGATTCGTGAGCGGCTGGGGCTGCGCAAGCCCGCAGCACCCGAAGCCCCCAGGCGCCGCGCCTACGCCGGCGCCACGGTGTCGCGGCTCACGGCTGACTGGGTGAGCGGCGGCAGCAGCGCTGACAGCGAGATCAAGGGATCCATCAGCAGGTTGCGCAACCGCGCCCGCCAGCTGGTGCGGGACAACGATTATGCCAAGCGGGCGAAGTCGCTGGTCACCAACAACGTGGTGGGCACCGGCATTCGGCTGCAGATGCAGGTGCGGATGCAGCGCGGCGGCGGCAGGCTGGATCAGGTGATCAACGATCAGATCGAAACGGCCTGGGAGAAGTGGACCCGCAAGGCCACTTGTGACGTGGCCGGCCGCCTGAACCTGCACCAGATCGAACGCATGGCAATGGGCGCCATGGTCGAATCCGGGGAGATCCTGATCCGACTGGTACCTCGGACCTTCGGCGGCGGCCGGGTGCCGCTGGCGCTGCAGGTGTTCGAGTCGGATCAGCTGGACGAGAACTACACCGGCGGCAGCACGGTGCAAGGCAATGAGTGGCGCATGGGCGTGGAGGTGGACCGCTGGGGGCGGCCCCTCACTTATGCCTTCCTGGCCAGGCATCCCGGCGACACGGCCCTAGGCGGCAGCAACCCCAGCGCGCGGCATCTGCTGGTACCAGCCAATGAGGTGCTGCACCTGTTCGTGCCGGAGCGCCCGCAGCAGACCCGTGGCGTTTCGTGGTTTGCCGCTGGGATTCAGCGGCTCCACCACCTGGCCGGCTACGAGCAGGCGGCCCTGGTGCGAGCCCGGGCAGCCTCGGCGCTGATGGGATTCATCACCAGCCCCGAGGGCGCAGGCGAGACCTACGGCGAGGAGGTGATCAAAGGCCAGCACGTCACCACCTTTGAGCCGGGCATGTTCAAGACGCTGTTCCCCGGGCAGTCCGTCGAGGTGCCGCAGATCAAAGCACCGGATGAACAGCTGGAGCCATTCGTGCGCGGGATGCTGCGGGCATTTGCCAGTGGCATTGGCGTTAATTACGCGGCGCTGTCTGGCGACTACAGCCAGAGCAACTACAGCAGCAGCCGCCTGGCACAGATCGAAGACCGCGACTGCTGGAAGGTGTTGCAACAGTACCTCATTGATGAGCTGCTCGCCCCAGTCTTTGAACGTTGGCTCGAGGCCGCGGTGCTGAGCGGTGCTCTGAATCTGCCGGGCTACGAGCTGGCGCCGGATCGCTTCTGCTCCTGCAGGTGGATGGCCCGCGGCTGGGCCTACATCGATCCGCTTAAGGATGCCGAGGCCGACAAGATGGCCATCCGCTCCGGCACCAAGACCCAGGCCCAGGTGGTGGCCGAGCAGGGCGGCGATCTCGAAAAGCTACTGCTGGCGCGCAAGGCTGAAGTGGATCGGGCTCAGGAGCTGGAGCTGCAGTTCGACACCAACCCAGCCGACGACATGGAGGGCGGCTACGTCGAGCCGACCGACCCGGCCACCAAAGCCACCGAAGACATCGCTGAGGGCGAAGGAACCGGAGTTCCTAGCCTGAGCCAAGACGGGACGAGTGATGGACCTGATGCGTGACCTGGAGGGCCAGACCTATCGCCGCGCGGCGTCGCTGGATGGCGCTGCCATCAGCAGCGAGGAGCGGACGATGGAGTTCAGCTTTTCCAGTGAATACCCGGTGCAGCGCTACTTCGGCAACGAAGTGCTCAGCCATGAGCCCGGCGCCGTTGACCTGGGCCGCCTGTCCGACGGCGCTCCGGTCCTGTTCAACCATGACCCTTCGCGCGTGATCGGCGTTGTCCAGCGCGCCTGGATCGACAACGAGAAGATGCGCGGCATGGTGTCGGTCAAGTTCAGCCGTAATGCGTTTGCGCAGGAGGTGATGACCGACGTGGCCGATGGCGTTCTGCGGAATGTCTCGGTCGGCTATTCCATCAATCAGATGGACCAACGCGGCGACAACTTCGTCGCCACTTCGTGGAACCCCTACGAAGTGTCCGTGGTCGGCATTCCTGCCGATCCAACCATCGGGATTGGGCGAAAGCTTGACACCGATGGCGCGGCCTCAGCCGCAACCCCGACCCCTCTACCTTCCCCTACTCCCATGGAAGACAACCTCAGCATCGAGGCTGTGCGGGCGGAAGCGGCTGCACAAGCCGCCAACGCCGAGCGCACCCGCATCGCCAGCATCAACGCCCTGACCGAGCGTCACGGCCTCAAGGATCTGGGCGCCACCCTGATTGAAAACGGCCGCAGCATCGACGAAGCTCGCGCCGCGGTGCTTGAGAAGATCAGCGCCAACCCCGTCGAAACCGTCAAGCCGGTCGAGATGGACCAGCGCGACGCCAGCCGCTTCAACATCACCGCCGGCATCCGTGCCGCTTTGTCTGGCGACTGGAGCTCCTACGAAGCCGGCCTGGTGCGCGAAATGAGCGCCGAGGTGCAAAAGTCGATGGGCCGCGCCCCTTCGGCTGAACGGGCTTTCTTCATCCCCTTCTCTGCTCTCACCCGGGCCACCTACGTCACCAGCGGCGCCACCACCGGCGGCAACCTGGTGCAAACCGATCTGCTGGATCAGGATTTCATCGAGTTCCTGCGCAACCGCAGTGTGATGCTCGCCGCTGGTGTTCGCACCATGCCCGGCCTGCAGGGCAACGTGGCGATTCCGCGCCGCTCTGGCGTGGCTTCGACCTACTACCTGAGCAGCCAGACCACCGCTATCACTCAGTCGGAGTCCACCTTTGACCAGGTGACCCTTTCGCCAAAGAACCTGGCCGCGCTGTCCAAGTACAGCCGCCAAACCCTGTTGCAGGCCACCCCTGGCATTGAGCAGCTGGTGCGCACCGACCTGATCGACGGCATCAACGTCGCCATGGATCTGGGCATCCTTAACGGCTCTGGCTCCAGCGGCCAGCCCACGGGGATCATGCAGACTAGCGGCATTGGTTCGGTGGCGATTGGCACCAACGGCGGCGCCATCACCCTGGAAGCCTTGGTGAACCTGGAAACCGAGCTCACCATCGACAACGTGCCGGTGGATCGCAACTCGGTCAGCTACATCACCAACGCCAAGGTGATGGGCAACCTGAAGAAGCTTCGCGCCGGTGGCTCGTCCTCCAGCGACGGTCCCTTCCTGGTGAACGACAACCTGCTGGCCATCGGCCGCGGCGCCACCCCTTCGGTGGTGAATGGTTACCCCATCTACGTCACCAACCAGGTGCCTTCCACCCTGACCAAGGGCAGCACCAGCGGCACCTGCTCGGCTGTGCTGATCGGCGACTACAGCCAGGCCATGGTGGGCCTCTGGGGCAACGGCCTCGAGATCACCGTGGGCGAGGACCAGGACGACTTCTCCAAGGCGCTCACCAGCGTCCGGGGCATCGTGACCTACGACGTGGCAGTGCGCGATCCCAAGTGCTTTGCCGCTTGCCTGGACGTGACCACCAGCTGATAAGGGCTCAGGCTCTCAACCCTGACCGGGGCGGCATCTGCCGCCCTTTCCCCACATGAAGATCCTCGTCACCCGCAACACCATCGCCAGCGGCCAGGCCCTGGAGGCCGGGACCGTCTACGACGTGAGCGTCGAAGATGCGGCGATCCTTGTCCGTCTGGGCAAGGCCACCACCGAGCTGCCGCCCGAGCCGAAACCGACCCGCAAGGCGAAGGACCCCGTTTAATGGCCTTCACCGAGGATCTCACCGTCTTCCTTGACCTCAACGGCTTCGGCGTCCCTGTGACTGCCGGGGCCGTTTCTGGCGTGGGGATCCTCGATCAAAACAGCGAGATCGCCCTTGGCGGCGAGGCGGTCTTCATTGATTATCTGCTGATTGTGCAGACCTCGGCCTTTGGCGGCCTGAGCTATGGCGACACCATCACCGTCAATGGCGAGAATTTCAAGGTTGAACACCAGCCGATGCGGTTCGACGATGGTGCGTTCTGCAAGGTGCCGCTGATGAAGATCGCCGCGGTCAGCAACAACATCACCACTTTGAGCGGCCTGCGCCTGGTGACCCAGGACGGCCGCTATCTGGTGCCCCTGGCTTCCTAGCCTGACTCATGGCTGACACGACGATCACAGGACTGCCGAATGCAGCCACCCTGACCGGCGCCGAGCGGGTGCCGATGGACCAGGCAGGCACGACGGTGGATGCCGCCGCTTCCGCGATTGCTGCCCTGGCGCCCGGGACGGATTTGGTGTTTACCGCTGCAACGCGGACGCTGACCAGCTCCACCGGCGCTGACGTGGTGCTGCCGGTCGCTACCACGTCAGAGGCTGGGCTGGAGTCAGCAGCCGACAAGGCCAAGCTGAACGGCATCGCCTCCGGAGCCACCGCCAACTTGACCGACGCCCAGCTCAGGGATCGCGCCACCCACACCGGCACGCAGGCGGCGGCAACGATCACAGGCCTGGCCGGGGTGGCCACATCGGGCGCCTATGGCGACTTGAGCGGCAGGCCAACCCTGGGCACCGCTGCACCCCTGGACGTCCCCGCCGCCGGTGATGCCAGCGCTTCCCAGGTGGTCACGGGCAACGACAGCCGGCTGAGCGATGCGCGCACGCCAACGGCCCACAACCAGACCGCCAGCACCATCAGCGATAGCACCACCGCCGGACGGGCGCTGCTGACAGCGGCTGATGCAGCTGCTCAGCGCACCAGCCTGGGCCTGGGCACCCTGGCCACCGCCAACGCAGCAACACCGCCGGCGCTGGGGGGCACCACTCCAGCCGCTGGTGCATTCTCGGTGCTGAGCGCCTCCACAGAGCTGACGCTTCCATCTGGTGCCCCAGCCAGCCCGACTGCGCGGGATCTCTACGCCGTGGCGGATACGCTCCGCTACCGCGACTCCACGGCAACCGAACGGCTGCTACTGAATGCCACCGACAACTTGGCCAACCTGGCCAGCGCCAGCACGGCACGGAGCAACCTGGGCGCCGCCGCCAGCGGTGCCATCGGCTCGAGCGGCCTGACCATGGCGACGGCCCGGCTGCTGGGGCGCACCTCGGCCGGCACCGGTGCGGCCGAGGAAATCACCGTGGGGTCGGGCCTGACGCTGAGCGCTG